ACATTTATCTCATAATCCACTATAACACCCTCCTGAATGGCTAATTCAATAGGATAGTGAGCTATTACATGTAAATCAAGCCTTTCCTCTATCTCACGTTCTGTTGCTCCAGATAGCGTTCCTGTGAGCCCTAGAACACATTCATTACCTTCAAATAATTGCTGTGCTGCTTCTAGCTGATTATCAGACAGTAAATGTATCTCATCAATGATAATAACATCAAATTCAAAATCTACATATTTCTTTAAAGATAGATGTGTTGTATATGTGATGTTAGGGTTATTATATCCCCTTTTCTCAAAATCTGCTTCCCAAGAATCTTTAATCTTCACATCTGGATAGGCTATTAAAATAGTAGAATGCAAAGGAAGTTTTTCTAATGCATTAATTGTTGTAAAGATTTTACCAAACCTGGGACATAGATTTAAAATTCCATGCTTTGATTTAAGCCATATATCTGCAAATTCTTGTTGTCTTTTATCTCTAATTGATTTCATTACATGTATTTTAAAACTTTACCATCTTTGTCAGCAAGTGTTACAATTTCAAACTCCCTATCGTAGTGTTCTATTGCTTGGTGACAAAGATTATTTATATTGTTCCACATCTGTATAAACCTATAAAAATCATTTTGATTTAAGAATACGTTGTATTTACTAGAATCAAATCTTTCTTTATATAGTTCGTATACTAATTGTAAAGGAGCTTCTGATTTAATCTTGATATATGTACTTTTTTCCATTTTCTGATATTAAAAGAGTTAAACTCCAAAATAACCACTCAAAATTGATGGCTATATATTCATCTTTATTTTCTTCATTCCCCAATACGCTAATAGTTGGTAATAGCACTATTTGCCAAAATTTATCTTTCTTGCTTGGGTAGGTTTTAAATGTTACTAATTCTAATTTCATAATTTTATTTGTTTAAGAAAAATGTTTTGTTTACTACTGATTCATAAAGCCCTGCACTCATTGCACTAACTTTAGGGAGTTCTTTAAACATCCCCACTTGTCCCAGGAATCCCATTCCTATTCTAAGATCATCAGAACCAAATGTATTTTTAATAAGTCTGAGAGAACGAAAGTATTTATTACCATATTCATCTCTAAGAGCACCAAGATCATAACCAGATGGATCTGCCACTTTATATCTCATAGGATCAAATAGAGCAAGAACAACATCTGCATCATTCTGTGTACTAGAACTCTCACTAAAATCTTCTAGTTGTGGTTCTACATCACCATTCTTTAGTCTGACGATATTAGAAATACTTCTATTGAACTGACTTACAACAACAGGACTATACCCAAAGAAATCTCTTGCATATCTGAGTTCATCAGACATTTTATCAATAGCTTCCTTTTTAGTAGGTTGTGTCTTTGTTGTTTTAAGAAGACCAATATGATCTAATATGACTAATGTAACCTCATTAGGATTGTTAGGAATATAAACCTTATTGTGCTCATCCATCTGTTCTATTTTACCATTAGCTAATGCATGCTCTTTTAGCTCTTTAGCTATACCTACAGGATTCTCTGGACCACCAATAAGTGTAATGGTTTCTTTCATCATGTTTGCATAATCTTCATACATTAAGAATAGATCATGCTCATCATGTGTCATCTTATCTGTCCAACCAAGAAGTTTACCTATAGGAATAATTGTTCCATTGTCTATAAATATCTTCCTAGAAATCCATTTAGCTAGTTTATACGTGCTATTTCTTTCCATAGATCTGTAGATAATCCTAAGCTTTATGTCTGTTGTATTCTTAGCAGGATTAATATACCAATCAAATGGATTTAATACATAAGCATCATCAATGAATGACGTCTTACCAGAACCAGTGTTACCACCTACTAATGTATATATGGACTTTCTGATTCCAACATGCTTATTAAGCCTATCAAAACCCATAGGAATACCATTGTTCCTACCATCCATTCCTGATTGGACTTCTTCTTTTAAACGCTGAAAACTCATTTTCTTCTCCTTTTAAATGTCTGTACTCCATTTTATAATAGGAGCTTCTACAATATTGTTTCCTTCTTTAATTAGCTCTATGAATGGCTCAAATGTTCTTTGATTCAAATAAGTGAGACTGTTCTGCATGAATGTCATCTTATTAACACCAGTTTTTACAGAATTCTCTTTTTTTTGAAGCACTTCATATTTTATAGCCTCAAGAAGATCTTGCACTGTATATTCTCCTTCTTCAATGATTTTGTCAAACTTAACCTTACAATCATCTCTATTTTTTCTAAGACTTCTTGTACCTGTAAAACCTTTTGTCTTATGTGTGAATGTATCAGTTCCAGGATAGGTTTTCCACCATAGAGTAAAATCATCTTCAGTGGACTTCTTTTTAGTAAGCTTGACAGTTTCTTCTTCTGTTTCTAAGAAAGCCATTAGTTCTTTACCAGATAGAGTTAATTTACCAGCAGCTGTAATTAGCCCCTTCCTTTGTATTCCCTGATAAATAGCTTCTATCTTTGGAATATCTCCACATAGCTTAGCTACATCTGGTTGTTCTTCTACAATTAGATTGAGAAGAAAAATCATATCTAATGTATATCCTCTCCTTTGGATAGAACTAAAATGGGAGAATTTCAGATTCGATAGATTCATTTTGTAATATTTTATCCTTGTCTATAACTACTATGTTTGCAGGTTTACGTTCATACATTAACTCATCAATTTTTCGATCTAATGCATAACCTTCTTCTTGCAAATATATGTAATCTGTGAGATATTCCCTCTCCCAATCTTCAAAATTTTCCATAAATTTTTTTTGGTTTTTCTTATTATTGCATATTGTTTCTTTTGTTATCAGTCCCACCATCTTTCAATGTTTTGTTCTAGAATTCTGAACAATAATTTTCTTGCTTTATCATGTCGCATTTGATCATTCTTAAAATCTTGCTCTGTGTATTCTCTATTTGTCACTGGAATGATTATATATTCTTCATGCTGTAGCTTTTTAATAAGCCTTACACATGTTTCCATTCTATTAGCATCTTGTGCGTTATACATATGATATCCACGCTTTCTTGTAAATTCTGCTTGAAATTCAAGTTTCTTCTTTAAGATTTCATATGTGAAATAAAAATCCCAATCTCTGTCTTTCCAGATGATTGGGATCCAACGTATTAAATTCCTTATTTTTCTCATTATTCTTCTTTTATACGTAAACCAAACTCAAGATTGAACCAAGCAAATGTTTGATCTGCTTTAGATCTATTGCATTTAAATACCTTCTTAATCAGAGGAATAGCATAAGCTTTGAATTCTTTATGCTGTTCCTCTGTAAGTGTCCAATTAAAGAACCACATGTTATCTTTTAGAGCATCAGCAAATGTTTTACCCACCATATTCAGTTGATATTCAATTAGATGTTCAGCAATATTGGTTCTATCTATTTTATTCATTATATACGTATTTATCTGCAAATATACGCTAAAACATCGAAAGTTGGTTAGGATTAACAATAATTTTTCTTTTCTTACCTTCTAGTTGTATCTTATGTATGATTCTATTTGCTCTTTCTATATAATATTCATAATTGATATTAGTGAGAGGATGATCCTTTGTAAGATGATTACATACGGTCATTACCCATTCACCAGCTTCAACTTGACTAATAGGAGCAGCATTTGTTGTACAGCTATCATTTTTCACTTTCATTAGTTTCTCTCCTGTATTGGAGACATAATAACGAATTAGCTTATTATACACTGTTTTACTAGTCTTAGTAGTTCCTTCATAATGAAAATCCTTACTTGCTTTCTGTCTTAGGCAGAAGTCAAAGATATTATTATGATTGCTAATAGTAGTGTCAACAGGTATATCGTGAATATAATATTGTTCAAGTGCCATTGGTACAACTCTTGCACTTTTGTTCTTATGTAATTCGAAATCCGTAAGGAAATCTCCTTTCTTTTTAATTTCTCCATCTGTTTTAATTGCTAAATAGTCATTAACTGTACTGAATATGATTTTTTTATAGTGTGTATCTTCTAGTTCATACTTAGTAATTTCTTCCCAAGCTGTATTAATCTCCTTCATTTTACCAAGATCTGTCTTCTTAATCTTAATAGTTACACCATCTGTATTAGCAGAGATTACATGGATTCCATTAGTCTCATAAGCTTCAATTAACATTAATAGACTAAGTTCTCCAGTTATACAAGTGAACATGGTTAGTTGTTTATCATAAATCCAACTCTGCATGTCTGAACTCTTACCATACACACTATTAACTGCAAGCTTCAATGCTGCTACAATACCCTTTATTTTCTTGTCTTTCTTAGCAAATGGCTTCATTTCCAATCTCTTCTCAAACATCTGCTTATATCCCCTGAGAAACTCCTTACCCAAATGATGTGGATATTTCTCATTGTTAATAATGATGGCAGGATAATAAGATGTAACATCCCAATCGATGATTTCATATTCATCATCAGCTTCAAAGATCTTTGGCTTGTTCTCTGTATGCAATCCACCCTTCATGAATGAATAAGTGTTATCATAGAATACCAGGCTCTCCTTAAAATCATCTAATGCTTTAAGTTTAATCTTCTTAATCTTCTTGAGGAACTCTTTTAGCTGTGGTGTTTGAAACACTACATAATCAGCAATACAGTTTTTTACAGCAATTTCTTTTCTAAAATAACCTTTTTTTGGTAATTGTTTATAATCAATGTGCTTCTCCTGACAATAATACTTCTTAATCATCTCATCTCCAATTTTACTATCAGAATAATTAAGACATGGAATACCAAATTCCTCTTGTATATCTAGTCTAAGCTGTACCTGATCATTTCCTTTATACAAAGGATGTTCTGTATCACCTATGGTTATTTTATAGAACTCATATGTGGCCATTACATCATTTCTACAATAGTTCATGGTGATTTCTATGTCTTTTTTCGACATATCAACTTTTGTATGATGAATAGGCATCTCTTCAATGTTCTCAAGATCCATTTCAAACTCTAATCTTTTTAAGCTCACCAGTCGATTCTTATTATCGAAATGATTAACCTTGAAGACATCTAATTGTTTTAATGAGAGTTCATGTTCTCTATATTCAGGAAATACATCAAAATTAGCATCATGAATCACATCTGCTGCTTTCTGTGCTATCTTAGCACATATTTCAAGACCAGATAATTCATGCCAATCTTCATGAGTTCTAAGAACATACTCAACCACCTGACTATCAAAGCGTAGATTGTTATATCCCACCCAATAACACTCTTTGTATACTTCTGTAAATCTAATAAATGAATCAAGCTCATTTGCATTCTTACTCACCTCAAACTCAAAATACATATCTGTGTGAGGATCATACACACCAACAAGAAATAACTCCTGCATAGTTTCTATGTCATATATTAATACTTTCATATATCTAATTTAAGTCTTTTTTTACGACAGTTACTGTGTGGTCCTGCCATTATATACACTGGTTCACGTAATATCCACCAATCATATTCACTTATTATTTTTCCTGAATATAATAGATAGTATTTTCCCTTTTTTTCAATATGTGTTTTTGAAGCATATTTTAATTTAAACATTCCATTATTTAGACTTCTTGATAATCTATGTTTTCCTGAAATGTTGCCATTTATACATCTACCATACATAATAAGGTTATTTAATTGAGTTTACAAATATACCACCTTTTAATATCAATGCAATTAATGTAGTGTATTCTTTTGATTTTAATACCCCATCTACATCACTATTGTTAAAATATTCCTGATATACATCTCTTGGTATCGCACTCCATAATTCATTATATGGATTAAAATGGAAAACATATTCATATAATTCTTCATTTTTCATATTTTTAATTTATACTGTTATAAAATATTTCTTCTACTAGTTCGTCTGTCATCCATGTTGGAGCATCTCCAAATTCTATCTTCCATTTATATAATTCTATTTCAAAATGTGGTGGATTACCAGGATCTCCATTAGAATAAGTCCAAATTCCTGGATCATATTCTTCCCTGTATTCAACAATAACGTATTCTTTTTGGTCATTGTTGTATGGATTTGTTATTTCTATTTCTTTTTCTTTATAGGTGGTGTATGCTTTCATAAACTCTTTTTTAGTTCTTCTAATTCAAAACCAATTGAATTTGGTAATAATAAGCCTAATGTGTTTAATTGATTATACAGCTCTATTTGTTTATCTATTATCATCAGCTTTTCCAGGTATATGTAATTATCCTTAAACATTTGCCAATGAATACTATCAGGACTAATTTCTTTCATTAATTCTATTCTAGCTAATGCTAGTTCCATTGGTGTTTTAGGCTGCATTGGTATTGAATTATAATCATTTCTTTCGTCCATAAGTTTATTTTCATAAGTTTTCTATTTCTTTTTTTACTTGTTGGTAATAATTTGACATAATATAATAATCATTTGAATTTGTAATTACAGATAATATCTCATCTACTGCTATTAATGCACATTTTTTAGCTATTTCAAATGATAAATACCACATTAAAGTACCTTCTTCAGGAAGTTTAGCAAATTTATTTACTAATTCTTGTGCTTTTTCTTTTGGTGTCATAATGATGTTGTTATTTCTTTTAATTGATTCCAAATATTTTCATTATTATCCCCCCAATAATGATCACATTTGTCATCTTTAAGAGGTATTCCTTTAAAGTAACTTTGGTACTCATCAGCTTTAGCAGTAAACCTGTAGCATTTCTCTTTATAAGGACAGGTGATTCCACCTTCTTGTCCTGCGCATTTTGTTATGTCAGCCATGATTATTTATTTTGGTAGTCAGGACAGGATTCGAACCTGTAAGTCTTTAACATTCACTACTACTTAAAGCGTGTTTATGTGCGTCTACCAATTCCGCCACCTGACTATTGTTTATAATTCTTTTTTATGGTTAAAATCTACTGTATAAACCTTTACCTTCTGTTCATCAGGTGTTTCGTAATAAATAGTTCCGTCAAATTCTGAAGGATATTTACTGCTGAATTGTTCATATCTAAGCCTTTTACCTGAATGATTATATTTATCTGTAGCACCCATATAATCATCTACTATTTCTAATAGTCCTTCAAATGTGTTTGATGCTCCTATAGGTGACTCTCCATCACAGGCATAGTATATATATTGTATCATAGGTTATTTATTTTTATTGATATGCTTCGTCTTTTCTATCTATTATTTCAATTAATTGTTTAACACAACCTAACTCTGCTTCATCATATGTGTTAAATTGTCTTGTGATTGGTTTATCCAATCTACCTTCTTCTATAAAAGAAGTTATATAAAATCCAAAGGTTTTATTATCATCAACAAAAATTTCAGCATATAAACCATACTTCTCTCTAAACCATCTAAATGTTTGTTGATATAGTGGTGCAAGAAAACATCCTTTAAATCTTCCCAAATGTTCGTGAAATTTAATTGATTGGTTAGAATTAATATCAAGTCTTAATGTATTATCTTGATACCAACCTAAACAATCTTCATCAAAACCTAATTCTTTAAGTTCTAATGCTTGTTCGTATGGGATAAATTCTTTTTTCATAGCTTTTCTATTTCTTTTTTAATTTGCTCATATTCTTCTGTTAATCCAATAAATCCATGTGCTTTAGAATATTTTAATACTTCATCTATTGCTATTAAAGCACATTGTTTGCATTCATACCAACTTAATGTTTGACCTTCTTTATTAATTCCCAATGAGTAATATTTTCTAACTAATTCTTCTGCCTTTTCTTTTGGTGTCATAATTTTAGATTTATATTTCCAATTTAAACTTATTTATATTATTTTGTGCCTAATTTATATGTTTTTAGAGTTATATTTCTAATTTACGCCTATTTATATTCATTTGCACCCATTTATGTTTGAAAAAGTGTCGTTATAATGCACTTTTTGGTACGATAAAATGGTGTTATTAAATTAAAGCGTCACAAAGTGCCTCATAAAGCTCTTTTTTGTGACTTTTTCTTAGATCTTTTGTCATAAACCACTTTATGTACAATAATTTTAGAAGTATAAAACTTATTACACCACATTCTTGTAAATTTATCATCATTATTCATTCTTATTATAAAATCTTCATAAGTATCTGGATAATCACCTAGAAACTCATGTGAGTTTTTATAATAAAAGTCAAATAAATCTCTCAAATCAGTTTTTGCAAAGAATATCATTCTAATAACAGTATCTAACATAACAGTAGTACATCCATCTTTTAATCTATAAACTGTTTTTCTAGCTACATTTAACATATTTGCTATTGTATCATCGCTAAATCCTGTACTTCTTTTTAACATCTTCCAAACTTCTCCTGGATTTAATAATGTTAATAATGCAGCATCTAATTGTTTAAACTCTAATATAGATGGTGTATTTATACATTCTATGGTATTTCCTGGATTTAAATTAAAAAGTTCACCATATAGATCAGAATAATATGTTATGTAATATTTTTCTTTATCTGCTAATTTTTCTAATGGAATATCTTTTTCAATAATATCTACATAAGGAGATTGTCCTAACTTAAAAAGTTCAGCTACCCACTCATTAACAAAACTATTATGAGAATGAGTTAAATGCTGAAGTGGTCTGCCATTACCTATTGTAGTTTTACCAATGTATTTATATACATCATTTCTTGGATCTCTAAGCCCATAAATTAAATTTGCCATAATATAATATTTTATACAAATGTATATTATATTACTGGTTATTCCAAATTTATACTAAAGTGTTTTTCCTTAAATGACCACTTATATTATGAACGGTTATATTGGTAGATGTACGGTAATTTCATCATTGTAACCTAAATAAGGCTTTAATGCATGATTTATCCGTCAAAATTCATGCAATATGTAAACTAAATAGTTGACAATATGTAAAGCTATTGGTTTACTTTTTTCCTTATTTTTATACTGTGAGTATAAATATTAGTACCTAGTGATAATTATTTAGTACCTAGTGTTTAATATTTTTGGTACCTAGTAACAAATATAGTTTAAATATGTTACCAAATGGGTAGTATAACTACTGAATTTGGCACAATTTTACTACTGAGGTTGGCAAATATACACCTATAATTCGGCATATCAGCCATAATTTTACATTTATCAATCATAAAATTATCATTTATAGCTCAATAATCAGGATAAACCTGACTAAAGAGCTATAAACAATGAATTCTGTTCTGGTACAGAGAAACCTCCCTGATTACTTTATCTCCATGATCGAAAAACCCTAGTTGTAAAAGAATGTCAAGTAATCTATGTCTAACCCAACCCTGAGACAAGGGTACAAGGGTAATAAAAAAATACAACTAGGAAGATTATTTCCTAATACCTTTGAACCTAAATACAAATTCTTTGTACTCAGGAGAAGGAGCGTAATAATATCTGTTATTACTAACAAATATTCTTTCGCTTTTCTCTTTACTGTATGTAAATATGCTGTTCATAAGCTTATTTACGTTTTCATTTAACTCTGACACTTGAATGTGATGTCTTGAGTAGTCTTTGCTACTCCATACTAATGTTGCCATGATGTGTGTGTTTTAATTATTAAAAATATAGTTTAACATGATCTTTGAACATTTCTGCTCTTACAGGCTTAAAATCAAATGAAAATCCTTGTGGAAGATTAATAGATGGTTTATCTACTTTTTGTCTTACCACTCTTTCTTTTCTAATGATTTTTCCATCCTCTATTTTAACCTTTCCTTTTTTAATAGAGTACATTTTAAATGATACATTTGCAACAGATTTTCCTATTTTAGGTGATAGGTATTCAGCTGCTTTAGTTACATTTGGAAATTTCTTAATACATGTAATAGCTGCTTTAACTTCTGCTGCTGTCCAAAATTTAAATACTTTTTTCATAATTTTAATTTTAATGATGATGATTAATTGATTTTTGCAATGCAACACATAGCTGATGTGTCAAAATATTTTACATAAATGTAATTGTTTCCTTTGTTTGTCTTATAAATCTCATACTCTATTGGAGCAAATTTTTTGATAACTGATACTATTTTTTCTTTTGTTGCTTGAAAAAACTCATCGATTGTTTCCTCATTTCCAATTCTTCTAGAAAATGTCATAATGAAGTTATGTGTGAATTTCTTAATATGTTCTACCATATTTCTAACTGTTACACAATAATCAAGATCATAAACAACATCTTTTCTATCACTATTAGCATTTAATATGTTTCCATAGTTTAATGTTGTATCAGATGATTTAATCTCAATTAGTTGTTTCATTAATGTGTTCATATCCATTTCATATAGTTCAAAGAAATCATAACCTTTTGATTTACAAAATGATATATAATTCATTATATCTGGACCAGGTAATCCAACTATCTTACGAAAATGGTGTTTTGCAAACAAAGAGAATAAGAACTCTCTCACTTGCTTTTTGTTTAATGCGTGTTCATAAGTTTCTTTCTTAATTGTCCACGCTTTTTTGTTTTTCATTGCTTTCTAGTTTAAATTTAAATAAAAAGCCCCCAACAAATAGTATGTTGAGGGCATATTTACTAATCCACACACCTATGAATGGCTTTCCATATGTACAACAACTCTGTTGTGTAACATACTCACTCTAAACTCATTATTCCATTCTTGTTCTGAAATCCTCCTTGGTGGATGAACAGTTGTGAATTTTCCAGTTATTCTACTGTAATCTCTTGCCTTGGGAAGAACTATACGATAATATATCCTCTCAATAATTTTTTCTAACATATATATA